AAAGCACAAGTGCAGCTATGAGGATGCGGCGACTGCCGTATTTAAGGAAATCGACAAACAGCGGGAGGGTAGATAGATGGCTAACGCAAAACAGGTATTGGGGCGTTTGACGCTGGTAGCAACGGGCAAGGTTTATAAGGACAGAATAGTAAGCCTGGCGGGAGCTCACACAGCGAACAAGGCAGTAGGGGTGGCAGAGTACACCCGCGAGATAGGAGAGACGGTGACCTTGCAGTGCCAGGGCATCACCAATGTGATTAGTGGCGCTGCGGTTGCGGCCGGGGCATTGTTGACTGCGGACAGTAGCGGCAAGGCTATTGCGGTGAATCCCGCAGCTATCGCCAGTGGCACGGTAGTGGAAGTATTGGGTGTGGCTCTGGACAGTGCGAGCGGCGCGGACTTGGAGATCAGAGCGTTTGTATCTCCTCATGCAATCTCCGGTCTTTTAGACAGCGGAGCGTTGACGGACGAGGCCATTGGAATAGAGGCCGGCGAGACCATTACAGCCGGGTTGATTATCGGCGCAGACGGCAAGCACACAGCGAACAAGGCTGTGGGTGTAGCGGTGAATGGCGGCGAGGCAGGGGCGGTAATTGCGGTGAAGGTGAAAGGGACTGTAGACATCGTAAGCGGCGCCGCATTTGCGGTGGGCGATTATCTAACGTCTGACGCCAGCGGCAAGGCGGTGAAGTATGATCCCACCAAGGTAAACATTGGTACGGTAATAGGCATTGTAGGTGTGGCCCTGGAAGCAACTACTGACGCAGATCAGGAAGCCAAGATGTTGATCTGTCCCGGTACTGCGGTTGGCACCAAGGCATTAGGATAATAGGAGGGAAAGATGCCTGATATAAAAAATTTAAAATCGATGGAAAACAGAGTTCTGACGACATTCAGTCAGGGCTGGAACCCGCAGGACATGATCAACCGGATTGTGTGTCCCCCGATTCCGGTAACCAGAAGCCAGGGCGACTATATGGTGGACAAAAACGGACTGCGTCTGTATGACACAGAGCGCGCACCCAGAACGCGCGCCAAGACCGTGGACTTTGAGCATGGCACATCGAGCTGGTCGACCAAAGACCAGTGGCTTTCCGTGCTTTTGGACAAAGAGGAGATTGAGGAAGCGCAATCGACCGGGCTGGAAGCATTGATGAACATCAAGCAGGATGCGGTAAGCCTGGTGATGAACCTGCTGGAAGCCAAGCGCGAAAAGGCCGTGGCTGACAGAGTGATGGGCACAAGCTATTATCACAATGACTTCCAGAAAGACATTGCATCTACTCCGTGGAACGATCAGACCGGTGGTGACCCGATTGCCGACATTATGGAGGCGATCAGAGCCGTGCGCAGTGTGGGCGCGGTGGCGAACGCTCTGGTGATGAGCGGAGCGGTGTATGACGCGTTGTGCGTACATCCGGCAATGCTGGACTATTTCAAGATGCAGATGGGGCGTTTGACGGATGCTCAGATTTTGAGCATGTTCCGTGGCGTAAACCGGATTGTGATCGGAGACGCGACCTATAATGCCGGGACTGAGGACTCTGCAGTATTGACTCCCTACTGGGGAGATCACTGTGCGGTGGTGCCGATCAACAGCTTGCAAGAGCTGAAGCAAGGGCGCAAGGCTCACACAGTGATGTTTGACCGTTTGAATGCCTACAAGAGCCTGGAGCATGACGAGGGCGAGACCGTGCGCATGATCCAGAAAGTGGAATGGGGCTTGCTGACTGTGAACACGCAGCACGGGTATCTGATCCAAAACGCAATAGCCGAGCTCTCTACGGGCGACTAAAAGATGTATTTGGATCCGCAGAAAGTAATAGATCGGCTTCCAGGGGCTTATCCACAAGCCTATAAGACCCGTTTTCCGGATGCCACTGCCGAGCAATTGGCTTCCATGTGGCTAAACAAAGTGGAGGCGGAGATAGCGCATTACAGCCGGTATATAGACGACAGTGTGGGTCCGATGTATCCCAGGCTGGGGACATACAAGTTTCCTGCCTGGGATGCTGACATCGAGACGCCAGGTGTGATAGGTGAAATTTGTTTTGGTCTGGTATATTCGAGCTTGCTGGATTATTTCAACCCGGTAAGCAAGGGTAGCGAGAGTGAAGACGAGAGCACCTACCGTTCTCGTGCTGAGGACACGCTAAAGCGGATCCGCAGTAACGAGATAGTGATCAATTTGGAAGACGGTGCGGCTCCCGGTAAGGTGGTGACGATTGTGGCGCGTAAGAACGTGTTTGATGAGCGCGGATTTAGGGTTTTTGGAAGATGAACACCTTGGTGAGTGCTTTGCGGGCAATGCTGGATCCGAAGGCGGCAGCTAAAGCCGGGCCGGACATAAAGAGCTATCTGCATAGCATGATGGTGAAGCAATTTGTGGCCTGCAGGAAGGGTGGAACCGCGAGAGGCGTAAGCTGGGCGTATTTCAAAAATCCGTGGTACACGCGCAAGGATGGTACTGAGGTGCCGATCTGGGGTGGAGTGCCGCGGGCAGATGGGACCGGGCTGGTGAAGGGCAAGAAGCGGAGCAAGACTTTGGACGGCAAGAAGCGCTATACCCCAAACAGCGCGATGATGCAAAGCACCGGGATAATGCGGGGAGCTCTGCTGCATGACATGAGGATAAGTGAGCGCGCAATAGAACTGGTGACTCCGGTGGAGTATGCGGTATATCAGAACGCGATGCGTGAATTCATGTATGTGGCGGACGGCGAAGCCGGAGTGGTGGTGAGCATGATAGCCAGGAGAATGGGGGTAAATTGATGAATCGGTTTGACCAGGTGGAGCAAGCTGTATATGAGATCCTGAATGCGGACAGCGAGATCAAGAGCCTGGTGGTGATGATCCATAAGCGGCTAAAGGACGTGGGCGGCTATGGCGACAGATTGCCGGCTATCGGGATAAAGTGTGTAGATGTGAGCTATAGTGCGGAGAGCGGAGAAGAGATTGGCAGCGGGATCTGCGAAGTGGTGGCAACGGGTGAATATGACGTGGCTACTGAGGCGTGTGAGAAAATAGCCGGGGCAATCTATGACAAGCTGAAGCATTATGGCGCAGCGGGAAGTGAGCTGGAGCAGGACATTAACGGCATAGAGGTGAGCGGCGTAAAGAGCCTGGGCGGAGACGTGGACGGGCGTTTTATTGCGCTGGCGCATGTGTTTTTTGCCGTGGATTTGTGACATGAGTAAATGGAGGATATAGTGGCTGAGATAAAGAAAGGAAGCAAGGCTAAGCCTAATAATAAGGCAAAAGTCGAGAAGGTTAAGAAAGTTGAGAAAGTTGAGAAGGTTGAGAAGGTTGAGAAGGTTGAGAAGGTTGATGATTCTGCAATCAAAGAGCAGGATGGCGTTTCTACGAAAGTGAAGATGGTGGATGAAACCGCAGTAAAACGTCAGGATGGCGTTTCTACGAAAGTGAAGATGGTGGAAGAGGCTCCTGTGGACCCTTCTGCTGCGGTGGAGATGATCCTGCTGAAGCAGGTGGGATATTTACCAATGGGCAGTGCCATAGTGGTGATGCCTGACAAGGTGGATGAATATATAACAAGCGGCAAGGCTAAGCGGAGGAACTGATAATGGCTTTAGTAAAACCGACAAAATCGATAACTATCAATGATTTCAAGAACATCTTGAAATGCAAGATGCACGCGTATCTGACATATGGAACCCTGGCTGATGGCGAAATTCCCACCACCCTGGCGGAGTTGGGCACATTGCAGAGCACATACTTTAGCGCGCTGGGGGATTTATCAAAGGATCCGATTGAATATGGCTGGGCGCGCGAGACGGAAGAGTTGCATGCAGGGAAAAAGCGCGGGCTACTGAACATTGTGGGCAGCATTAAGTGCGCAAACGTGGGCAAGGACATGATATATCTGCTGGACGAAGCAGGGATGGATGGCGACTGCACGATTCTATTTGTGCCGTTCAAAAACCCGACTTCCCCCAGCGCGCTTAATCCGGCAAAAGCGGTAATTGTGCGCGGGGTGAGCATTGTGGACAACGGCAAGGGCAATGGCAACAACAAATATGGCGA